CATATTATGTGCAACAAATAGTTGACCTAACAGCTAACAGCATTAATCCTAATGGTGACGTAGTGCAGTGTATCACTGTACCTGCTAACACTAAAATTATTGCTGCAGTTTTTCAGGTAACTACAAGTGCAACGCAAAATACTGGTACTGACGCAACAGCCATTCTTGGAACTGCTGTGGATGATAACGAGTATGTTGCAGCATTTGACATTGATGGTGCATCCGATGGGGCTTATGCTCCATGTGCTACCCCTGCAGGTGAAGTTGTTATAACTTCTGCAGATACTTTGGACTTAACATTAGCAGGAAGTGGAGCTTCATTTTCTGCAGGTAAAATCAGAGTATATGCTGTCTTACAGGACGTTAGTGACATCGGTGAGATGGAAGCTGACGAAGTAGGCAGGGATCAACTTGCATAAATTATAATTTAGGGGGCTGGTGAAAGCTTGCCCTCTATTTTAATATAAAGGAACAACAATGGCAGATACAGTCACATCGCAGACAATACTCAATACACCTTACAGATTAGTTATGAAGTTTACCAACGTAAGTGATGGCACAGGGGAGAGTGCCGTTCAAAAAGTAGATGTAAGTGCATTTACTGCAGGTGAAAAAGGTGCTACATGCACAGGTGTAACAATAGATAGAATATATTTTGTAAATGACGGAATGAAAGTACAGATACTTTGGGACGCATCTACAGACGTAGAAGCATACAAACTATTAGATACTGAAGGGTATTATGACTTTTCACATTTTGGTGGATTACAGAACAATGCAGGTTCAGGCAAAACAGGTGACATTATGTTTACAACTGTTGGACATGCTAACACGGAAACATACAACATCATACTAGATATGACAAAACAATCCTAAGAAAGGATAATAATGTCAGGCACATATCTATCACTTACTAATAGCACACTAGCAAGATTGAATGAAGTACAGCTAACTTCTACTACGTTTGGTTCTGCTAGGGGTATACAAACTCAGGCTAAAAACGCTGTTAATGAATCTATACGATACATAAATCAGAAAGAGTTTACATATCCATTTAATCATGCAACAGAAACAAAAACTCTTACAGCAGGAACAGTAAGGTATAGTGTACCTACATCAACAAAGCATGTAGACTACAACACATTCAGACTAATAAAAGATTCTGACTTAGGTAATAGTGGATACAGACTAGGCATCTTGCAGTATAATGACTATGTAAATAATTACATTACACAAGAGGATGAAATAGTTACTACAACACTTAGCCAGAGCCATACAGACTCTGTAACTACACTAACTGTAGCAAGCACTACAGGATTTGACAGTGCAGGAACAGTACATGTAGGCAACGAAATAATGACCTATACAGCAATAGGTGGCTCTACAACACTTACTGGTGTTACTCGTGGAGCAAGTGGAACAACAGCATCTGCTCACGATAGTGGAGTGCAAGTTGCACAATTTGAAGAAGGAGGAATTCCTAGATATGTGGTTAGATCTCCAGACAACAATTATCTTTTATACCCTTATCCTACTAAGTCACATTCTATAAAGTTTGACTACTACACATTTCCCTCAGACCTATCAGCACAAGATGACACAACAAGTATTCCTGCACGTTTTGATGCAATAATAGTAGACGGAGCTACAGCTTTTGTGTATCAGTATAGAGGTGAAACAGCACAGTATCAGCTAAACTTTGCACGATATGAACAGGGTATAAAGAATATGCAGACCCTATTAATAAACAAATTTGAGTATTTACGTTCTACATTTATACCAAGAACACCAACAAACGTATTGGACTTAAATCCCAGAGTAGTATAACATGCCTGATATGTCACAAACTAACCCTGCCACATTTCCACTAATGGGTGGGTTAGTTTTAAACAAGTCTACATTTGCTATGCAACCCGGAGAAGCACTTGAGCTTGTAAACTTTGAGCCTGATATTAATGGTGGCTACAGACGCATAAATGGATTTGTAAAATATAATACAAACGTAGTGCCACAAACAAGTGCATCAACAGAAGAAGTCTTGCTTTCTTGTATATTTAATGATAAAATAGTTGCAGCAAGAGGAACAAAGATATTTACTGCATCAGCAGGAAGTGGATCTTGGACAGAAAGAGATACAGGTAGAACAAGTGCAGGTGTTTATACTTTTGAGAGATTTAACTTTGATGGTAACGACAAGCTAATAGTTGCAGACGGAAACAACGCACCTACAGTATTTAATACATCATTTGCGGCTACAGATGTTACATCAGCAGGAGGTGGAGAAGTTAGCACTGCTGTAACAGGTGCAAAGTTTGTAGTGGCATTTAAAGACCACATGTTTTATGGTGGCATGGCTAGTAACAAACAAGAGGTTGTGTTTAGTGTACCGTTTGATGAAGACAACTTTGCAACAGGTAGTGGAGCAGGTAGCTTCAAAGTAGATGATACAATAACAGGTCTTAAAGTTTTCCGTGAAGATTTGTTTATATTCTGTGAAGATAGAATATTTAAACTAACAGGAACATCCTCTAGTAACTTTGCTGTAGCACCTGTAACTAGAAACATTGGATGTGTAAATGGACAGACAATACAGGAATTTGCAGGTGACTTAATATTCTTAGCACCAGACGGATTAAGAACTGTTGCAGGTACAGCAAGAATTGGTGACGTTGAACTTGGTACTATAAGCACTCCTGTGCAGTCTGTGTTTAACGATAACATTGCAAACGCTAGTGGATTTAGATCACTCGTAATACCAAACAAAACACAGTATAGAGTGTTCTTTACAAAGTCAGGCACAGTGCAATCTGCAACAGAAGGAGTTGCAACATCTCTAAGAGGACAGACGTTTGAGTTTGCACAGCTAAAAGGAATACGACCTACATCTACAGACACTGTAACTACGGCAACAGAAACAATAGTTATACATGGTGGTGATGGTGGATATGTGTACAGACAAGAATCAGGTAATGACTTTGACGGAACAGCCATAGGTGGTAAATACAGAAGTCCTGATTTAAGTTTTGGTGACGCAGGAATACGTAAACATATGCACCGTGTTCTTGTTAGTTACAAACCTGAAGCTGCAATAAGTGCAGATATGTTTTTAAGATATGACTATGAAGACCCAAATAGTCCAAGACCTGCAGCCTACTCTCTATCAGCAAGTGACATCGTGGCTGTGTATGGATCAGGAGTATATGGAACTTCAACATATGGTGGACAGTCAGAGCCTTTGTTAAGACAGTCAGTAGAAGGATCAGGATTTACAGTAGCACTCAGAGTAGATGATAATGGTGTAACAGCACCGTATGCTTTGAGAGGATTTCAGATGGAATATCAAACAGGAGCTAGAAGATAAATGGGAGCAACATACACAAGACAGTCTACGTACAGTGACGGTGATGTTATCACGGCTGCCCATACTAATGACGAGTTTAATCAGTTATTAGCAGCCTTTCAAGCCAGTAGTGGACATACACATGATGGCACAGCTAACGAGGGTGGTCCTATAACTAAGATGCTTGGTACATCTCTGACTCTTGGAGATGGCACTGCAGGTACAGACATCACAGTAACATTTGATGGTGAAACAAATGATGGTGTACTCAAGTGGATGGAAGACGAAGACTACTTTGAGTTCTCTGATGATATACTTGTAGCGTCCACAGAAAAGATACAGTTTGGTGATACTGCCACATTCCTACAACAATCTTCTGACGGTGTGCTAAGAATAGACGGTGAAGCAACAATAGATCTAAATGCTTCAACTGCAGTCACAGTAAGCAATGACCTTAAACTAGACAGTGACTCTGCTGTTCTAGGTTTTGGTGCTGATAATGATGTCACACTTACACACGTAGCAGATACAGCCCTGCTGTTAAATAGCTCAAGACAGCTACAGTTTGGAGATAGTGGCACATATATACATCAATCAGCAGACGGTGTATTAGATTTAGTATCTGATACTGAGATAGAAATAAATGCAACAACTATAGATATAAACGGTGCTGTAGATGTCTCAGGCAACCTTACTGTTGGTGGTAATATTGTAATAGGTAGTGCTGATATAAGTGAAGCAGAGTTAGAAGTATTAGACGGACTCACAGTTACAACAGCAGAAGTAAACATCATGGACGGTGATACCTCTGCTACTTCTACCACATTAGCAGATGCTGACAGAGTTGTAGTCAACGATGCAGGTACTATGAAGCAGGTAGCTCTCACAGACTTTGAGACTTACTTTGAATCAGCACTAGACACATTATCTAATGTAACAACTGTAGGTGCATTAAACTCAGGTAGTATTACCTCTGGCTTTGGCAATATAGATACAGGATCTTCTACAATAACAACTACAGGACTTATTACAGGTGGCTCACTTGATATAGATGATGTTGTAATAAACGGAACAACTATAGGTCACACAGATGACACAGACTTAATAACACTAGCAGACGGTGCTGTAACAATAGCAGGTGACTTAACAATCAGTGGTGATGATTTGACTATGGGTACAAACACTAGTGGTCACATCATGGTTGCTGACGGAAGTAACTTCAACCCTGTAGCTGTATCAGGTGACGTAACCATAGCATCAAACGGTGCAGTAACAATAGCCAACGGTGCTGTTGAAACTGCAATGGTAAATGCAAACGTTATCACAGGACAAACTGCTGAAACATCTCTTGATACATCTAACGATACAATACTTATACATGACGCTGATGCAGGGTCACTAAAGAAAACAACACTCGCATCTATATCCTCTGCTCTTGGTGGTATCACAGATGTTGTGGCAGATACATCTCCACAGTTAGGTGGCAACCTTGACACCAACAGTCACAATATACTTATAGACAATGACCACTTTATTGCAGACGAGAATGGTAACGAGCAGATAATATTTAACACTACATCCTCTGCTGTCAATCAGTTTGAAATAACTAACTCTGCAAGCTCTACATCTTTTACACAAGGTCCACATTTAATTGTGTCAGGGGGTGACAGCGAGATAGATTTAAATTTAGCAGCTAAAGGAGCAGGACACGTAGTTATTAAAGGGAATGA